TTTTCAGGATCAAATTCTTCTTCAGGGATAGGATTCATCATTTTTGAAATGACATCTTTTTCAAAGATTTTTTTTCTTTCTGAAAATTCTTTGTTTCTATCAAGATATTTTTTCATATTATACTGCAGTTAAATCTATATTAGCCACCACCCAGTCAGAATCTACAAACGCCCGGAAGTGTTTTGTCGCCCCACTAACGTAATGCCTTATTTCTCCCTGAGTTGATGGATTAGTCGCACTAGATGAAAATGCTAATAATGCTAAATTAACGGAACCAGTATTCCCTGATAATCCTCCGGTGTAAATATTACCAGTAGCGTGGAGCGAACCTGATGCGATAATATCGCAATTGGTCGACATTCTTCCGTCCCCATTATCCTGTAAATAATTAGTTCCGAAATAATATCTATTTGCGTAAATTCTTTTAAAAAATGCGGAACTACTTCCAATATAATAGGTATTATCTGTTCTAGGAAGAATATCATTAGTTGTAACATTTCCTCTTAAATACGAGTTTCCATAAACAGAAAAATGAGTATAAATTCCAATGGTTGTCAGGCCAAGAGACCCAACTGAAAAATATTGTCCGTTAGCCTGAGGTTCAAATAATAAATCACCATCATTATATCCGCCTCCACCAGATCCTACATAACTCATATCCCAACCCGAAGATGCTTTTCTAAAAAGAATAGAAGAGAATGAAGTTCCATCTACTGAATTCATCACAATATCTCCTCCGGTATTTACCGTGATACCAACCAACCCTGATCCAACCGTCAATGTTCCGGTTGTAATACTTGTTGCGGTAATACTGGTTATGTACCCATTATTATTTATGTAATTATTGCTCGTGCTTCCGCCGGCCACATTGACTCCAAGAGTCGCTCCAACAGTAGCATTATCGGCCGGTTTTCCTGTGCCAGTAACATTCGCCCATGTTAGATCTATTCCTGTTAACAAAAACGTCCCGTCTGCAATAGTAAACTTAATTGATCTTGTCGATGATCCAATATGAACACCGCTTGAACTTAAAAAGTATCCGGAATTAACCGCATCCGCAAATGATGTCTTTCCATATGATAAAGCTCCGCCAATTAATGTGATATCGCTAAATTGCGCGAATCCATCATATCTTATTATCCATCCAGACACACCGAGCTCGTAATCGCTTGATTTATATTCTCCGTCAATCATTACCATATTTCCCGATGTTTCTCCACTTAATAAACTAGATGCGGCTATCCCGCTTGTTATTGAAGAAACTACTTGAGCGTTTTCACTATAAAAATCATCGTCTTTTACCAGACTTTTATTATATCCGTACGAGTAAATATTTATTATTGTCTGATTATCAGTTGCCATAATTTAGGTTAACATCGATCTCAGGAAAATCAGCGCCGATAATTTCTGCCCGGCGCCCTTTTCCCTGGACTCTTATTTCAAAATATCTTCCGCTAACGTCTCCGATTATTTCTTGCACTTCACTATTGATTGTCGGATTTTTACCGAACGGCTGAAATTCCCCTTTTTTATTTGCCCGGATAGATACTCTTCCATTCCTGACGTTCTCCGTAAACGGAACAATCTTGGCTATTTTTTTTGTCCGTCCGCGGCTGCCAAATTCCTGAACCTGGTACTGAATCATCCAGTCGATATCAGACTGCGCGTCTACATTAAATACCTTCCATACGTTTCCGTCATCATCTCCGGACATTATTATTTCATCACCATTTGCATCTATAAAATTATTCCACCTTTTAAATTCTGTCGGGAAAGAAAGCACCGCCCAATTTTGTGAATCAATATTATACATGATCACTACGTTGGTTAAATTAATATCGCGCCATGTAATATCTCCGATAGAAAAGAACAATCTTTCTCCATCTCCCCATCCGGATACACTTGAATAATAACTTGCCGGGATAGCTTCTATCACTTCTTGGATTCTCCTTGATATTTTACGAGGATATCCTCCTGTAGTCTCATAAATTCCGCGCTTATTATAATAAAAGCACGACTGCTTTGTTTGGATAACTGCCTCTTGTGATGGTGTACCTATCGTGACCAAGCTTTCCGGATATGTAGATGATCCGTCCCATCTTTTAAGTGATCGCTCTTTAAATATTAAAAAATAACCAGGAACTTTATTTAAAGCTGTAATTCCGCCGGCACCATCTTCCGGTTCGATATCAATATATCCATTTCCGACAGTCCAACTGACTACGCCGGCTGTCGGAGTAGATGAAAAATAAAGACGGTCCGGATTTGCCGAGACTCCGGCTGTGAATACCTTATCTTGCCATTCCCGGACCATAGTTCCTTTTGGCATATTACCAACGTCTAGATTTCCCCCTGTAGTAACCCAACTTTCCCCATCAGCGCTTGAAATGGCATCTGTGCCATTAACGGCCACCGTAGTGTCTAAAAGCGTGTCAAAGCGCATTTTAGCCCCAGCGGTGAGCCCAGTTTTGGCGCTAGACCACGCATTTGACGTATATTTCGATAAAACGGCCGTTCCATCCCCAGAATCGTTAAAAACAGCCACAGGAACCTTAACCCCGGCCGTAGTAACGTGTTGGAACAAACCAAGACAATTTTTACCGTCTATGATCTGATCACCAATTTGTTGCCTGTCCTTTCGAAGTACCGCCCGGCCTAGAACATCATCAAAAACAAGGTTAACCGCCATAGCCACAGAATTTAACGGAACAATACTAGTATCTACTTTTTGGATTATTCCTTCTGATACATCTCTTAATTGTTGGGTTGATAACTTACTCATATTAAAACACTATGTGATTAAGTCTTGGCTGCGTTCTATGTTTTTGTCCACTTACTCTCAATTCAAGAGTGATAGCATCTTTTAAAATATCAGTGAACATAATATAATCGCCATCTGTTACGTCTCTCATTCCATCATTTTTTAACTGTCCGCGAATGGCCCATGTTAACCAATATTTAACCATGTCGAATCTCATGATATCAATCTCGTCAGCATCACTATCAATCGATGGCGCTTCTTTCCAGTAATCTGCAGTCACATTTTTATATAGGTACGTTGAATATGGTATCGGCCATATTAATACATAACCTTCCACGATCGTGAATCTATCCGGATTACCTAATTCATAAGCACCCTGCCAAACATCATCGGCCGCTGTTAATGTCGCCGTTATTGAACCAGTGCCGCTTGCCGGTATTCCTGATATTACGTGAGTCGATCTATCAACAGCCGTATAAGTTATTTCTTGTCCCTTAATCATTACCGTCCCGGAATCATCAAAATTATTAGAATCTGTTAGAGTTAACGTTACTGCGCCGACAGATGCGCCGGCTGATATTGTCGTATGATTCACTCCTTCCATTTCAAGCGCCCATTCTCTTTTATCTTTGTATGTTAATGGCAAACCAGATCCGACTCTTAAAGCTAATATTGATTTATTTGAGTACTGCCACATGTCGTCCGCCAGAGCGAATTTGTTTAGTCCTAGAGATGTCGTCCCTAATGAATAATCAAACGACTGGAGACTATGCCATTTCTTTAACTTTCCTCGGATAAATTTCAAACATGCATTTATTTCCTGGATGCAAAAGTCATGGTCCACATTGTCAGTAAAATCTTGAAGTTTATTTCTTTTAAGAGCGTAATTTATTATTGATCCAACGGTATTTTCTCCATACCCTTCCCATGGTATTGAATCTGAGTAATTCGAGTATGCCCCAGATATTGAGTTTTTAAATCTTATAAAGTAATTACCACTAGAATAAACTGTATCAGAATACTGAGTCTCAACCTGGTCCGGCTGAATATCTATAGTATCCAATACTACAGTCGATACGATCCCAATACCCCAACTGAATTCTATTTGATCCCAATTTATAATATAAATCTTCGTTCCTTGCGGATGAGAGAACTTTGTCGCGGCCGCTAATGTTATCGTATTTCCTGATGGAGACGTGGCCGTATGAGTTTTTACTATTTCAGCCGTTTCATTCCCCGGCTCAACTATCATCAATATCTGATTAACTGCGAATCCGATTATGCTATCTACCGTTAAAGTTAAAGAAGCAGCAGAAATTTCATCGCTTAAATAAGTAGCCTTTTTGTTCTTTATTAACTCGATGTTATTTGCGTAAATAGGTCTCATATTTTTATCTTATTATTGGCTTAATTTCTGTATCATGTCTTGATGCTGTTGGAATAAATATTATAACGTTTCCTGTCGG